ATTTTGATAATGATACACAACAAATAAATTATGAATTAATAACAACAGATCAAATAACAGCTTTATCTGATGCAGTCGCAAAATTTGGAAGAACAAGAAAAACAATAAAATCTTTTGCTTGTACATCAAGAGGACAAGCTAATAGGTTAGGTCGTTGGTTTTTATATTCAAATCTTAAAGAATGTGAAGTTGTTAATTTTACAACCACACTTGAAGCTGGTGTAATTGTTAGACCTTCTACAATTATTGGCATAGCTGATTCAATGAGGGCAGGAGTTCGTAGAGGTGGACGAATTAATTCTGTAAATGACAGTCAAGGCGATGGAAATATAGATCAAATTATTGTTGATGATGCAAATAATACTGATTTGACTATAGAAAATTCAGCAACACTTTCTGTCGTGCTTCCTGATGGCACGATGGAAACTAGACCCATAAGCACTATATCTGACAAAACTATAACTGTATCCTCTGCTTTCTCAGCGGTACCACAGGCAAACAGTATTTGGGCTATTGAAAATACATCTGTTGAATTTCAGACTTATAGAGTTTTGTCTGTCACTGAACAAAACAAATTTGAATATGGAATCGTTGCAACAATACATGACACAAATAAATATGCACAAGTAGAAGATACAACTGTTGCTGCTGATCCTAGAGTTATCACAACTCTTATTGATGAAAAACCTTCACCATCAAATTTAAGTGCTGTGGAGCAAATTGTTGTATTTAATAATCGTGCAGTATCAAAAATATTTGTTTCTTGGCAGCCAGTTTTAGGAGTAAAAGAATATCTTGTAGAATTTCAATATGAAAAAGACAACCCAGAAAGAACAAGAGTAGCAAGACCAAGTTTTGAACTTTTTGAATCCCGTTTAGGTTCTTACACTTTTAAAGTAAAATCATATAATTCTTTAGGTGTTTTAAGTGCTACAACTTCAACTGTAGATATTCAAGCTGTTGGTAAAACTGAAAAACCAGAGGATCCCACAGGATTAACTTCAGAACCAGTGTCAGATAGTTTTATTAAATTACGTTTTAACCCTTCTTCATCTGTAGATGTTACCCATGGAGGAGCGGTGTCGGTCAGACACACTTCAGATACTTCAACAAATGCAAGTTTTGCTAATTCAGTGGAAATAATTCAACAATTAGCTGGAAATATTAGTGAAACTCTTGTTCCAGCTTTGACGGGAACATATTCAATAAAATTCATTGATGATGGCGGCCGCAGATCAGAAAATGCGGCAAAAATAATTGTAACCAAACCAGACCCGCAGCCAAATCAAATTGTTGTTACAAAACGAGAAGATCAAACAAGTCCACCTTTTAACGGTACAAGAGTTAGAACTGTATTTAGTGATGAATTTAATGGTTTAGTTTTAGATGGAACACAATTTTTTGATAATGTTACAGATATCGATGCTTTAGCTAATTTTGATTTTCTTGGTGCTGGTATTGTTTCACAAGGGTTTTATACATTTGTTGATGACTTAGATTTAGGTGCTGTTTTTAATTTATCTTTAGAACGTCATTTTAAAACGGCTGCAATTATTGTTTCTGATTTATGGGATTCAAGAGTACAACTAGTAGATAATATGCCAGATTGGGACGGCACTATTGCAGAAGATGTTGGGGCAAAATTACAGGTATCATCTTGTCAAGGTGTGGCCGATGCTTCTTTATCAGCTTCATATAGTCAAACACAAGATTTAATAACTATCACAAAGAGTTCTCATGGTGCTGCTGTCAATGAACAATTTTTAATTAATTTTACAAGCGGTTCAGCAACAAATGGGTTTTTAAAAGTAGTTTCAATTACAAGCACAGATATATTTGTAGTTGAAGCTGTAAGACAGATTGCAGAATATGAAATCGTAAATGCTTCTACAGGTGAAATAAGAATTTTTACAGATGGTAATCATGGTGGATTAGTTGTTAATGATACTGTAAAACTTGTATTTAATACTGGAACTGCTGTAAGTGGTAATTATGTAGTTGGTGCAACACAATCTTTAGGAATTGTTTCTATAACAACATCAACAAATAATTTAGTTACAAAAGGAACTGTTGAATTTATAAAGATTAAAGATAATTCTGGAAATAATGTCACCACTAGCGGAAACTGTAATATTTCAAGCCCATATTCTACTTTTAACACTTTTGCAAATGGTGAATTTACTGCCAGAGGTTTTAGATTTAGGGCTGAACTTTTTTCTAATGATTCGGATCAAAATATTGAGATTGATGAGTTAGGTTATACAGCAAGTATGAAAAGACGAACTGAAACTGTAAATACAGCTATAGCCAGTGCTTGTGCAACAAACAATTCTGCAAAAACAGTTAGTTTTGGAAATGCTTTTTATACAGGAACTTCCGTATTAAATTCGTCAACCTCTGCATTTTTACCAACAATAGGAATTACTCTTGAAGGTGCTGTATCAGGTGATTATTTTAAAATTACATCTGTAACAGGAACTCAGTTTGTTATAGAAACAAGAGATACAAGCGATAATTTTAAGGATTTAAGTTTTAAATATACAGCAGTTGGATTTGGGAAAGGTGCTTAATTTATGTTATTGAGGTATTCTATTATTAAATAAAAAGTGATGTAATGACTAATCAAAATGATTTTGTTATAGATAATGGAACGGGTTTAGCAGTACGTCAAGATATACAAGATGCTTTACAGGCATTAGCAGGGTTAAGTAGTGGTGATTCTGCCCCTTCAACAACTTACGCATTTCAGTTGTATGCAAATACAACCTCTGGAATGTTGCAAATTCGTAATGCCGCAAACTCAGCGTTTATTGATTTAATTCAACTTGATGGTACGTTTACATTGGAAGATGGATCTGCAAGTACCCCTGCACTAGCTTTCAGAGATGATTTAAATACTGGAATCTTTAGTTCTGCTGCTGATACTTTTAACGTGGCTACTGGTGGTGTTGAAAGAATGGAGCTAGGAGCTACAACAATATTTAACGAATCAGGAGCAAATGTAGATTTTAGAATTGAAGGCGATAGTGAAGCAAATTTATTTTATGTAGATGCTGGTAATAATCGAGTTGGTGTAGGTACATCAAGTCCAGCTTATCCTTTAACTGTAAATTCTGATACCTCTGGTCAAGGACTTGCAATTTACGGCAGGTCAGCAGACGATATTGGTGAATTAGCATTTTTTGAAAATGATGGAACGACAAAATTAGGAGAACTTCAATATCGACAAGACCATGTTAATTTTAGACATCGTGTTGGACATATAGCTTTTGCTACAGGTGGAACAACAGAAAGAGCTAGAATCGACTCGTCTGGAAGGTTGCTTATAAATCGTACAAGTGCTTTCAGTACAGGTGCAAGTGGAACTGAATCAGCAAAATTACAAGTTGGTATAAATTCCAGTTCTGGAACTGCGGTAGGTTTTGCTGATACTGGTGGATTTGATACCAATGTCATGGTTATGAACCACGCAAGAGCAGGGGCAAATAACGGTGCTTTTACGGGTGTAATGATTCAATTTAGAAATAAAGATAATACTTCAGTTGGGGGTATTAGTTCTGGAGCTAGTACCACTACTTTTTCAACCAATTCTGATTACAGATTGAAAGAAAATGAAGTGCTTATTTCTGATGGCATAACAAGATTAAAACAACTTAAACCATATAAGTTTAATTTTAAAACGACACCAACAATAACTCAGGAAGGATTTTTTGCTCACGAAGCACAAGCTGTAGTTCCACAAGCTGTGACAGGTACAAAAGATGGCATGAGGCCTGAGACTTATTATTTAGAAGGAGATACTTTACCTTCTGGGAAAGTTGTCGGAGACGTAAAAACATATTCTTCTTCTGAAATAGATATTCAACAATTAGATTATTCACAACTTGTACCTTTACTTGTAGCTGCCGTACAGGAACTTATAGGTAAGGTTGAAGCTCTTGAAGCTGCTTAGTATAATACGTTTACATATTAAATTTTTATGACTCCACAGGAACTATACGAAGAAACAAAATCTATTCTTGATTCTGATATTCAACAGGCACAACAGATTCAATCTGATATACAGGCAAAACAACAACAATTAAATCAACTGACAACAAAAATTATTGGCAATCAAAAGTTAGTAGAAGGTCTTAAAAAAGTTGATGGTGTTTCTGAACAAGAAAATACTTAATATATAATCAAATTATTTAAAATTATTATGGCTGTTAATTGGAATGTGGTTGCTTTAGATGCAACAAAAACTGTAGGAAGTTTATCTGATGTTGTAACTACTGTTCACTGGACTGCCAGTGATGCAGATGGTAAGCATACTGGTTCTTCTTATGGTTCTGTAGGACTAGCTGAAGCGGATAGTGGATCTTTTACTGCTTATGCAGATATTACAAAAGATAATGCTGTAGCATGGGCTAAAGCTGCTCTAGGTGCTGATGAAGTCACAAGTATAGAAACATCTATTGCTGCACAGATAACAGAATCTAAAACACCTACAACAACTACTGGTGTGCCTTGGTCTTAATTGGTTTTATGTTGCATCTGCCTTGTCATAAGGCTCATAGTGACATATAAAGGCGATAAACCTATAATTAAAAGTAATATAGCTATGCTCATCACTGACATGGCTTTAATTATTGCAAGTTTAATCATGGCTCGTATTTCTCAACTATTATCAATTTTAAGTTTTATTATCAGCGCGTCAATGTTGGGTGCGGGCGTTTATGGTTACAGGATGGTAACGAGTGATGATTTCAAACAAAAAATGATAAATGAAGTAATCAGTAATATAAACCTTCCAGAAATTCCAAAAATTCCAAAGGAAACAGGAAATGTTTTACCTTTTTAAATTTTGGAAATAAAAGAAATAAATATTCCAAGTATTGAATTATCAGAACCTTTACAGATAGCCCCGCCGATAGTCGTAGAAATACCAATAACAATTGATATGGGTGTTCCTGTCATTGATGCCCCTTGCGCTGTTGTACGCGATTCTGTGACAGGTGGAAAAGATCATTTCACAAACGATCATGATGGAAATGTTGCTCTTTGCGATCACACAGCACCATTTTATTTCGCGCCTGATTTCACACCTAACGCAAAAATAATTACACCAAAACAAAATACAAAAACAGAAGCGCCAGAATTAACAAAAGTAAAGCCGCCAGATATTCCAAAACCGAAAGAAAATAATAATGATAACGTAGTTAAAGAAAAAGAAATAGATTGCCCTGCAAAAAATCAACAATATAGAATCGGCGATTTACGTAATTCAGAAGCAAAGGAAAAAGTAATCGGTTTTGAAATTATTGATGGTCAATGTGTTGAATTATGGGCTAGTACAAATATAGTTGACAAGTATTTACCTTCAGGATCCGTTGCAGCTACTACATTCGGGGTAACGATTGTTGCAACAACAGCGGCAACATTAACACCTTTTTTAAATAAAGCATTGAAGCCAGTTTTTAAGCAAATCATATCTAGATTAAAGAAACTTATAGGTAAAAAAGACAAAACCATATTTAGTTCTAAGGTTCGTTTGAAGAAACAGAAGTTGTTGAGTTCAAAGAATGTTGATGATTAATTAAAGTGTTACTTGGATTTGTCAATTCGATATCTTCGCATAATTTATAATATTTTGATGATTTTTTGAAATTGTAACCCTTGCTCAAAAGATCACCGCATGTTTTTAGACGCCCTAACTCAAGAGCGTACATATTATCATTTACTCTTGCCTGTATTAAATCAGATTGTCTTTGTTGCGCTTCCCTGCATAATCGCACCGATTTACGATCTAAAGAAATATTCCAAGATAAACTAATTCCCGGTGAAATATTATAGGTATCTTTCTGCGCTGTTCTTATTGTTCTATATCCTATTATTTGCCCTGCGTTGTCAGGGTCGCCATCACCTATTGGATTTCCGTTTGCATCAAAGGCGCCTTCTGTATCTTTTACTGAATAAATAGGGTCTAAATAAAAATCTTGATAAGGTTTTGTAAATGATGCTGATGAAGTCACAAATGGCTGTATAACCATTGTGTCAGATTGACAAACAACAGTTTGTATTCCAACCTGATTTTGGAATTGTCTTGTCGGCATATTCATCACCCCCAAATTGGTCACAGAACCACTGGAATTTGATACTGGATTATTTGTCATATTGGTATTTGCATAAGTTGGAAGTTGAACAGAAAAAAATAATATTACGCCTGCAAATTTTAATTTTTTTATCATTGCGTAAACGTTGACGTTGACTCGGTG